GTTCCTAAGCATAAGCAGGAAAATATTGAATGGCGGGCTGATCTTTTGCGTAGAGCGGAAGATGACTTAGTGCTGCAAAACGATTTGTTTGCAGCAAGCCGTGAATCATACTTATTTTGGATAAATGCCTTTGTCTGGACATTTCGTCAGCAAGCATTTAATCCTGATACCGGTAAGCCGATTGACATTGACAACCCTCATGTACCGTTTATTACATGGGAAATTCAAGATGAATTATTTGATCAGCTATACGACAGTGCTATAAATCAGTATGATCTTGGTTGTAAAAAGTCCAGAGATATGGGTGCGTCTTGGTCGTTTCTTACTATGATACATTGGTTCTGGCTCTTTAGCAAAAAGAACAGGCAAATGTTAGAGCTATCTAGAACCGAAAGTTATGTTGACCAGCCGGGTAATATGAAAGCACTCTTTCAGAAACACGACTATATAAATATTTGGTTACCATCTTGGATGAGACCGCCTAATGTTTTGCCAACTCAGAAAAACCGTGTTCCTAAAATGCACATGTATAATGAGTTGACCGGAAGTTGTATTGATGGTGAATCGACGACTGAGCATGCTGCATCAGGCGACCGAAGATTTATAGTTTTGCTTGATGAGTTCTCTAAAGTAAAGAACGGGCGTTCAATGCGTAGTGCTACTGGTGATGTAACCCATTGTCGATGGGTTAATTCAACGCCTTCTCCGGAAGGTCCGGGTACTGAATACTCTAAATGGATGAATAGTGGTAAAATAAAGGTATTCGTCCTTCCGTGGTGGGAGCACCCAGAGAAAGGAACTAATAGGAGAGTAGTTTATGATGAAGTTAATAAGGATTATTCTATAACTTCACCTTGGCATGAAGCAGAAGATGAGCGTCGTTCACGTCGTGAGATGGCAATTGAAGTTGATATGAAAGATATTGAGGCTGGTGATTTGTTTTTTCAACCAGTTAGCAATATTGAGAAACATCAGACCATGTTTTGTAGAAAACCAAGAACTCGATGGAATATAAGGTTTAAAGATGGCGTTGCCAATGATGCCATTGCTGATATTATAAAGAAAAAAGACGTTTCTAAGGTACATTGTAGAAGGGGCAAGACTTCACCATTAAGGGTGTGGACTTATCTTATAGCAGAAAGACCTGACCAGCATTTGAATTATGTATTTGGTATAGATATAAGTAAAGGGCAGGGAGCTTCTAATTCAGTTATATCTATTAAATGTGTCGAAACTAGTGAAAAGATAGCTGAATGGGTGGATGCTGAAACGCCACCTTATGAGATGGCACGAATTGCTATAGCGTTAGCTTTATGGTGTGGGGGTAAGCGGCTTCCATTTTTAAAGTGGGAAAAGAATGGTCCCGGTTGGGATTTTGGTAGGCAGATTGTTAAAAAATTTAATTATCCGTATTATTATAAAACAGTAAAAATAGGAAGTCGTGAAGAAAAACAGACTAAGAAATATGGCTGGCAGAATACAAGAGATGCAAAGCAAATGTTGTTGTCAGCTTATAATAGAGCTTTGGCTCATGGCGGTTATATAAATCCATCATATGAAGCATTACAAGAAGCTAAACTTTATATTTATAATGAAGACGGTTCTATTGGACCGGCTGATTTAGTAGAAGAAAGTTCATCTGCTAGAAAAACTCATGGTGATAGAGTTATGGCAGATGCTTTAACTATAGATGAAAGTAAGATTCCAAAGACTAAGCATGAAGGACCCGTTGCTTCACCCAGAAGTGCAGCTTATAGAAAGCAATTAGCAAAGCGTAAGCGTAAAAAATTTAAAGGACTGCGAAGAGAATTTAATTTTAATTAGGTGATATATGGCAGTAATAACGCCGATTAAACTACAAACAGCAGTAGAGCACGGCTTTAAACGCATGAAACATGCTAGAAAAGCACGTGCCATGTTTGTTAAACAAGCTGTTGGACAATACTATAGAGAAAAATTTGGTATCACTAATGATGAGCCTATAAATTTATTGTTTCACGCCGTTTCTATATTTGTGGCTAATCTTGTAATGCGAAGACCAACAGTAGACATAAGTACTGATATATTACCATATCAGGAATACGGCAACCTTCTTGGAATGGCAGTTGACAGATTAAATGAAGAAATCAAGTTAAAAGACACATTAAGAAAATGGGTAGTTGATGCGTTTTTTGGATTAAGCATTTTAAAAACTGGTATAGCTAGGTCTACTAATTTGTTTAACATGCAAAATGAATTGTGTGATGCGGGGCAGCCGTATACTTCACACGTTGATCTTGATAATTTTGTGTTTGACGCCGTATGTACTGATTTAAATGAATCAGCATTTTATGGTGATAGAATACCCGTTCCAAGAGAAGTATTGCTTAATGATAAATATGTAAACAAAGATTTAGTAGCAAAGTTACCCTCAATTAGTCAAATTAATGAGGGTGATAATGTTAAGGACATAACCCGAAAAAATCAGGGTGTGGTTAATTATAATTCACTTTATGATATGATTAACGTAGTTGAACTGTGGATACCTGATGCCGGTATAGATGTGTTAATACCTGATCCATCTCAGTATAAATGTAATGACTTTATAAAAGTTACGGATTACTATGGACCAGAAGAAGGGCGTTATACGTTTTTATCTGTTACTGCACCTGTTCCCGGAAATCCGTTTCCAGTCGCACCGGTTGGATTGTGGTATGACCTTCATATAATGGCTAATCGAATATTTAAGAAAATTATAAATCAGTCTGATAGACAGAAAGACGTTTTGTTATATGACCCTGCTAATGCTGATGAGGCACAGGATATATTAGAATCAAAGGATGCTGATGCTATAGGAGTTACAGACCCGACCAAATTTAATTCATTGTCCCTTGGTGGTGCTAATAAAGATAATGTTGCCATATTATCACAGTTTCAATTGTGGTTTAATTATATGGCCGGTAATCCAGACCAGATGGCTGGTATGTCAGATGCCGAGTCGGCTACGCAGGCAGATATAAATCAAAGTAACTCAATGGTTAAATTATCTGATATGCGTGATGTACTTTACGACAGAACTTCAGAAGTTATAAAGAAAGAAGCATTTTACCTTCATTACGATCCGTTAATTGAATTACCTATGGTTAGGCGACTTCCGGGTGGAGAATCAGAACAAGTTATTTTGACGCCGGAACAGCAGGAGGGCAACTATTTAGACTATAATTATAATATAAGGGCAAAGTCTATGGCTAAACTTGACGAGACTTTAGTTACCCGCAGAATGCTAGATTTTGCTGTTAAAGTATTGCCCGGTGTTGTAAATGCAGCTATGATTGCTATGCAGATGGGTACAGAATTTAACTTGCAGAGGGCGTTAACGGATATTGCTGAAAAGATGGATATTGCTAACGAAGTTAGTGATTGGTTTAAGGACCCAGAATATATGAAAAAGATCGAGCGTATGATGCAGATGAATCCTAAACCTGACGAAGGTAAAGGCATAGTTCAAAACGGTCAATCTCCGTTTTCTGCGGCTACTAAAAATCCTACGCAGGAAAAAAATGCTTCAAGACAAGAGAGGGCTGGTGAAGCTCAAAGATTTTTAGGTAATAAGGAGACTAAGCAATGGGGATAAGTGAACGAAAAAAGAGTGAAGAGCTTAATAAAATTAAAAGATATGCTGGTTTATCAACATTAAGGCGTAAAATACATGAGTTATTGAAAGGTGAAAAGGCGTATACTACTAAAATAGGTAGAAAGCGTCATGATGATTATAAGAACAAAAAGTCTGATGAGAAAAAGCTAGAGAAGAAGACTAAAAAGAGACTTGAAAAATTATCTAGTAAGGGAAAACGCAAGACTACAAGAACAAAGAATGTAGAGTCAGCATTACGAAATGCTGGTTTAACAGAGAAAGAAATTAAAAGTTTAAGAGGGGGTAAATAATGCCTAGTGAATCAGAAGACCAGAGAAAAGCTGCCGCAATAGCTTATGCAGTTAAAACTAAACAACTCCCAAAGTCTAAGTTAAAGGGTGCATCATTACAGATGTATAAGAGTATGACTGTTAAAGAGCTTCGTGATTTTGCAAGTAAAAGGCGGGAGGATTAATAATGCCGGCGTATGATTATAAATGCGATAACTGTGGTAATACAGAAAATTTTATTGCACCGATGAAAGATGCCTCTAAAGAGCGTTATTGCCCAGTATGCAAAAAGAAAATGTATCGTCTTTATAAATTCAATATTGGTAACAGAGAATATGCTAAACCATTACACAGTGATAGCCTTGCTATAAACCCGTCTCAGAAAGAAGAACATCGAAGACGTTTTCCCAATATAGAACTTGATAGTGATTGTAGGCCGGTTTTTAAAAACTTTAAAGAGCATGATGGATATTTAAAAAAAACGGGATTTGTTAAAGTCCCACAAAAGACTAAGAAAAAGGGTAAAAAATTAAAAGGGAAATAACTGACCCTTCGTTAATCGAAGCCACTTATTTAGAGAGGATAGAAATGCCTGACAGTGAAGAAAAATTTAAAGAAAAAAGACAAAAAGTTATTAATGATGATGAGGATAAAAATTTGTTAGAGTCTGTAAAAGACAGACTTAATAATATTGGTGGTAGTAAGAGTGATTCTACCCCGAATAACAGTGAGGCAGAAGCATCAGAAGCTGAAGCATCAGAAGCTGAAGCATCAGAAGCTGAAGCATCAGAAGCTGAAGCATCAGAAGCTGAAGCATCAGAAGCTGAAA